CACAAAATGACTTCAGTGATGCAAAATCCCCCATTCGTGAAGCAGGTTCATTAGCTGTATCTGGTGCATCGGCCGATTATGAAAAAATTATTGAGTTTATTAATAAAAATAATAATAAGATTCACGAAATACATGTGTCATTAGATACCCACACAGATCGCCACATTGGCCACCCTAAATTCTGGCAAGTTAAAATAGATGAAACAAAAGATGACACTGACGATACAAACTGGATAGATGCAACTGATGAACACGGATTATCAATGTTATCAATTGATAATAACAACAAAATAACTGGTCTTGACATAAAAACAAACCCCCCAACAAAACGGACATTTTGTCCAAAAAAATACGATGCTGATTCTTATCCAGCTTTATGTACGTATGTTAATAATTATTTACATTTTTTTGATAGAACAGTAGATGATAATGGCAATATAATAGAGTTTACTAATCCAGAAAACAAACATAAACAAGTGGCTTGGATATGGATAACTCATTGTATTGAGGGAAAACCAGGTCATAACGTTGCTCAGGAGTTAGAATTTAAATTAAATGAATTTGCAAAAACAAAGGTAACTAAAGATGGTAGATTTAACTCAAAAGTGTTTTATCATATTAAAGGACAAAATAACTTAGCTGAAATGTACAGTATTTTTTCTGCAGAAAAAAACCCAGTAAGTATTGAAACTATTAATCCTTATTTATATACAGGTTCATATCTAGGTAAAAAATATATAAATACGGGTGCGCCTACATATGAACAAGCAGCAACTTCTTATAATCCAGATACAACTCGTAATACAACCCTTATGGACCAATTACTTGGAACTAATAACAAAATATATGTATGTGGTCAAGCAAAGACTCATTGTGTAAAATCATCAATAATTGATTTAATGGAATATGCAAAAGAAAAAAATATTACTGATAAAAATCGAATTGTATTACTTGCAGATATGTCTTCTCCAATTATTGGTGTACCAAATGATATTGAAGAAATAGTTGAAAAAAATGGATTTACTGTATTGAAAGACGTTCCTGAAATATAGCTCTAAATATATATAAATGCGCATAGAGCTCGTCATTTTTGGAATAACCGCATTTTTAATTGCAAATGTATATACGGACGGCAAATACTGGAAGCTATTGCAAACCAACCAAAAATATTATAAAATGGCCGGAATTGCTTTAGGTGGCTTAATGATTTACGTATTGTTCAAAAAATTCCCATCCAAAGCCGGCGATATTATCCGCGGGTCCAACGAATACTTGAAATATTTACCTGTGGACAAGGATACCATGAGCGTCCTGAATCCCATCCTGGATTTCACCAAGAAACAGAATATGTATAATGACAATGCGGGCGGCCTCATGCCAATTTTACCAATGGGTCAAGACCGCCAAGAAACCCGGATTATGAACTCGGGAAAAGCAGATGGTGTAACAAAAACCAAACGCTCCGTGAGCGAAACCAAAAAGAAATTTGTGGCAAGCAGACAAAACTGGAAATGCGAAGACTGTGGCGAACAATTGTCTGCATGGTTTGAGGTTGACCACAAAGTGAGGCTGGAATATGGCGGAAGCAACCACGTGGACAATTTAGTGGCTTTATGCAGAGAATGTCACGGCCGTAAAACCACGATGGAGAACTTGTAAATAAGATGATAATATATAATATATTATATTATCATTATGTCAACATCAGTAACATTATCAACAAATTTTATAGAATGCATAAAATCAAATGCAATCACACTTATTGTCGCCATTTATCTGATTGTAATTGCCTACTACATGACAAAAGACCCAGAGAAACTATTCACCAAAATATATTTATATACAACTATTGCAGTTGTTCCAATTGTTATTGGTGTGATATATGCATTAAATAATACTGGGTCATCAGAAAAATCACAATTTGAAACTGGCGATTATATCAAATATGGTTTTGGACTTATCCTCTTCTTATTGGTCGTCTATTTTTTAAACAATATTAACATCTCTACACAAATGGTTTATTTAGCAACTGGATTTATCCAGTTGGTCATACTCCTCATGATAATTGTGGCACTGGCAATCATTTACAAAGTTGGATACAATTACCTGTATAAAATGCAGGGATGGTCCGGGTTTATTGTCAACCTGATTTTTTACATTCCCTGCATGCTTCTGGATTTACTGGAATACGTCAAAGCCGATTTGAAACAGGCACCAAAAGCGGTTTATATATTATTAATCATCGAACTTATCCTGGGTCTTCTCTACATCTATGCTCCAAAAATAACAAAAACATTTTCAAAATCACTTTCGAACAAAGATGGAAAGGTAGTTTTAGCAGAGCCATTAACAATTAGTAAAGAATCCCGGTTATCCAGTTATGTGGATTTGCAAAATGGCGTTCTGGGTGACAAATCTATTGTAAATAGCAAATTTGCCATCTCTGCATGGGTCTATATTGCTCCAATGCATTCGTCGCACAGTGGCGACGTCACCATATTTGAATTCACCAATTACCATCCACGCCTAATTTACAACGGTGAAAAAGGGAAATTCAAAGTGTTTTTAAACCAAAGCAAGTTTGAAGAGTTTGAAATGCCTTTGCAGAAGTGGAACCACGTGGTTTTCAATTATGCCAAATCCAACGCGGATGTTTTTATTAATGGTGAATTGAAGGGGTCTGTAGAGAGAGATGAAGTCAACGAAAATCTAACGATTGGCGATGCCATTGTTGTGGGGCAGGCCAATGGATTGACAGGTGGAATGTGCAATATTGTTTATTTTAATCGGCCACTGTTCAAGTATGAGATTGAGACCATTTATACGTTGAATAAAGAAGCGGACCCGCCAAGCATCTAATTTTCTATATATTGACGGTCTTAACAGAATACAAATCATACAAATCATTCATTTTACACCCTGCTTTTTCAAGCAATTCATTGATATACTGTTTTGGAGTCCATTCTGGATGTTCTCTCCAGACGTCTGGAATAAATGTTCCTTTTTTACCATTGCATTCAATGGTATATAAGTTGTTTTTATTAGTAGGCTTTTGCACTTTGACGGATTTATTATCCATAATTGTGAAACTACATTGCAAAGAATCATTTTTCTGGAATGGATTGTTCCATCGTGTCTCTGCATCTTTAACCAAATTTGGAATAATCTCAATAACATTTGCAAAAAGGGAATTTTTTGGAGTGTAAAATCGGCCGATGCAGGCTCTAACACCGACACTGTCCTTAATAGTAATAAATAACCCGTTTCTACACCGGGGCTGCAACAGAACCGGCATTTTTACGCGCGAATCCATTATGGATGAGAGAATAAAAGCCTTGCAAAAAACAAGTCGCCAATTTTCATTCTCTCCATCTGCCAATATTTTGTTGGGCGTAGAAATCATCGACAAATAAGAAACAATTTTTTTACATTCTTTTGTGGACCACGCGCTGCGTCTTTTTTGCGAATCATCGTAACATCTTATAATTGGATATTCGCCCATTGCTAAAATTGTTTTGCAAAAAGCATGCAAATTTGCGGGACCACACATTGAAATGCTGGTATCTGGAACATATTTTCTCTCCAGAATTGAAGATAGTAATGCAGCCTCTTTATCCAATATGGTTTGACTGCTTACATTGTATTCATGTGACATGTCGCTAGTAAATATGACAACATTTTTCAAATTTTCTTGTAAAAACCCTACAATATCTTTATCAATGGAAAACCACGACTCAATATGAACATTTGGATACTTATATCGAAGAATTGCAACATTTATGTTAATGCTGTGGTCTGTATTTGTCCCAGGATAGTGCTTTACACCAAATAACCAGATTTTATTTGGGTTATCAATGCAACAAGAAAAACTTTCTAAAGCAGCATGACCACTATATACTGGACTGGCATGCGGGACAAATAAGATTCTAGATTTTATGGTTTTTTTAGGAAGATCCGACTGAAATTGGTTCCATAGATTTTTTACTTCGGTTTTTGTGGGAGTGGGTAACATATAGTAAATTATTATATTGTTATTTTACAAATGCAGGATTTTTTCCGTTCAATAGAACCCACATACATCTCTAAAAATGTGGAATACGAAAAAAAGTGTGATGACGGCCGAATGTTTAATAATTGCCTTCTCTATTGCGAGGGCGCACACAAACCCAAATGGCGTGGATGGCTTCACGTGCTTGCCATTTTCTTGTTTCCATACATATTTTGGAAATTCTATGAACTCACTGCCGGAACCGACAATTTTTATTTAGCTATGTTCTGTGTTTTTACTGGTTTTATAACCGTCTTGATATCCGCACTTTACCACACGGTTTGCTGGACAGTGCCCCAGGAAATCCTGATAAATAAGCTTGACCATGTTTCTCTCATTATATTCACAATGAGCATTTTCTACCCGACTTTGCTCTTATTGTTGCCGTCGCATATTGGATACCCATTTTGTGCAATCATTACCGGTTTGGCATTGTGGAATGTCTATGGAACCTGGAATAATCCCCCGTCCCTGTTTCGAATGATGGCGGTGCCTTTCTCTCAGGTTCCCATATTGTATAATTACTATTTGCAGATGACGGAACTTGAATGGGGTGCTTTTTGGACATCGGCTATTTCACAAATATTGGGTGTAATTGGATTTGTGAAGGAGTTCACATTTTTTGACCCAGATGTGTTTGGATTCCATGAGAACTACCATGTTTCGACCATTGTGTCATTTGTGGCGGCTTACGTGATGAACTATAGCATTATAGGGAGAACCAAGGTTTCAGCTTCGCTTATGCCCCCAAACCCCCTCCAGGGAGAACTACGTTCCCCCAAACCCCCTCCTTCAGGGAGAACTGATAGTTCCCCCAAACCCCCTCCTTTACTTTAATATATAAAATAGTATTTTTATTCACTAAATACAAATACTAATTAACGGTATAACTATGTTCCGCTTCTCTAATTCACCTGAAGGAGGGGGTTTGGGGGAACGTAGTTCTCCCTGAAGGAGGGGGTTTGGGGGAACTAAGTTCTCCCAAAATGCGGTGCAACCCGGCGCGCCTCCAACTGTTCTCTCGTCAAATAAATGTTCTTCAAATCGGACTCAGAATATCCAAGCGGTTTCTTATCATCAATCGGCGATTTGTATAAATAAGGAGAACCAGTAGCACCCGCTGAAATCTGGTCAATAAAACGCTCATAGTATCCTACATCATTGCTGGCATTTCGGAAATCATTTTCCATAATTGTTTTG